TATATATACGACAACATATGCAGTAAATGCAAGTCCACAACATAGAAGTATAATTACACTCCAAGTTGGATCATTTAAATTTTCATGAGGTTTTATTATGGATATTATGTATTTTTCCATCTATCTTCCCATAATTGTCTAAAGTATCTATCAACATGATTTAGACATTCTAATGGCGCATGTTCTTCCCAATATGCCCATTCAATACAAAATTCATGCATTTCTTTAGTAACTTTTGGAACACCAAAAATTCTAGCAAATGATGATGAGGCAAAAAAATATTTTTGCCTAATGTGAGGTTCCATTTCCCTTATAGTGTTCGGATTCATAATATCTACCTTTTTTAGAACCGAAATAAATTGTAGTCAATACAAAAGGGATTGCAACTACAAGAAGTGCTTTTCCTAACAAATGTTCCATTATCTTACGTGATGTCCTCCAAACATATATCGCATACCATTTAAGACTTTATTTGCGTATTCTCCAAGTCTTCTTGATCCGAATCGTTCAAATAATGCTGTAGATATAACAGGAGCGGGAACACCAAGATCCACAGCAGCGTGAACAGTCCAACGACCCTCACCACTATCGCTAACTCCCCCATCAAACTTGCTAAGCTCTCTATCACCCCGTAGAACATCAGCGGTAAGATCAAGTAACCAACTACCAACAACGCTACCACGACGCCATAACTCAGCAACCTCAGCAACATCAATATCATATTGATAATCTTCTGGATTATCCATTGGAGCAACTTCAGCATCACCCTCTTTAACGTATTTCGAGCCAGCATTTGCTTCATGCAAGATATTAAATCCTTCTGCATATGCTTGCATGATTCCGTATTCAATTCCATTGTGAACCATCTTTACAAAGTGTCCTGCTCCTGGCCCACCACAATGTAGCCAACCAAATTCAGCAGAAGTTACGTCTGAGTCAAATTTAGTCCTGGAGGCAGCATTGAGTCCTGGTGATAGGGCATCAAAAATACTTGCACAAGTGGCGACCGCAGTATTTCCGCCACCAACCATAAGACAGTATCCACGATCCAAACCATAAACACCGCCGCTAGTGCCACAATCAATATATTGGATGCCAAATTTTGCCAACCGTTCTGCTCTTTTCCGACTGTCTTTAAAATTGCTATTGCCATGATCAATAATAATATCTCCTTCACTACAATGTCGTAATAACTCATTAATTGTCTCCTCTACTGTTTCTGCCGGAACAACCATCATGAAAATTCCAGGTTGCATACCACCATTCTTTTTATTCTTAACTACTTTAACAAGATTTTTAATAGTAGTTGCAATTCCATCAACATATCCATTTTCATAAGCTTCATTTGCTTTTTGGTAGTTTCTCCTATATCCCCATATCTCAAAGTCTCCTCTCTTTTTCATACGACGGGACATTCCTTCTCCCATTCGCCCAAGACCTATTAACCCTACTTTCATAATTGCATCCTTTAAACTTCTGAATCTCGTTTACTGATAATACAAACATCATCATAACACCCAAAGAAAATCCCAAAAACATTTCCATATTAGTTTAATGTTAAATTTAACCAAGAAAATAGTGGTGGGATTACTCCAATAAGTCGAAGAAGACCTTCAGCAAAAAGAGCAAGAACAACCCAACCAACACACATTGAAATAATCGCAGCATTACGATTATGTCTTCGTATGGCATCATCAATCATCTCCTGCACTTCTTGCTTATCAATTTCAGTCATTTAAAACTTTTAAAGTTATATACTATCTATATTCTAATGACAAATAGCATAATATTATTGTCATTGTTTCAAAATATTTCAAATTATATTTTTAACAATCTGAAACAATACTTCCAACTTCAGAACCAACTGCAGATCCTACTCTTTGACCCAGTAGTGCCATCCAACCAGCAGCTAACCATCCAATGTATGGTATGTTTATAACTGCTGGTGCTAAAGCTCCTGTAGCAATGCTAGTCCCCGCTATTGCACCTTGCGACCGTGCTCCAGCGTCTGCCACTATGCATTCGATTTCTCTTGCAGACTTTCCCTCTTCATCTAATGCACCCCCTTGAATATTTCGATGTCCTTCAGCAGTATATTCATCCTTTCGATATTCATTTCTAGTTTCTGTTCCTCCACCAAATATTCCTTTCTTAGTTCTATCCAATTCCAATGATCTCTCACTAGAGAGAACTTTAGGATCATTTGCTCTATACTTTACACTATATCCATCTTTACTAACATTTAATTCATATGAAGAATATTCTCCACTTGGTATATTAATTACTGGATTGGAAATATTATTAGACATCTTCATTAGATGACCAAGAACACCAATATGAGCAATACCAATAGAAATGCCAAGAAACCACAAAACACCAATAGAGATCGCTTTAGTTGGCGATTTGGTCTCCATTGGTGTATCTTGATCGCTGTTGATCTTAGATTTCCATATCATATTTTATCTTTTTCTTCTTTGCTTTTTGCTACGGTTTGGGAACTATTTGCATTTCCACTATTCCCATTTCCACCATTAGACTTAGATGGTGTTACTCCAAAAGTAGCTAAAGTTCCAGTAAATACACTAGCAATAAATGTTGGATCAATTTTTTGCTGAGGAATTCCTGGTATTGAAACATAATTTAGAGTTAAGATTGCACCTGTCCAACCAAGAACAATCAATCTAACTAAACTTGATATACCTTCTTCACGCCAATCAAAATCATTATCACCACTACTTTCTTTTTTCTTTGGAAGCATGGATTTTATGAGTGACTTCATAGTATTTATGGTATTAATGAACTTAAATTGAGATTAGTCATATTTATTTCATTATATTTTTTACATAAATTTTCACTTGACTCATGTTCCCATTTGTGATACAAGTCTTTTAGGTCTTTGTGATAATTTTCACCACTCCTATCGACCATTTCACTTGCGACTATACTCTTAATGAGTATTTCTCTGGTATATGATACCATAACTTTTTTTGAGTATCCAACAAAGAATCTGGACATAATAAATTAAAAAATCAAACTGAATTCTTCTTGGCTGGTCTTGAAAGTATTATTTATTCCTGAAAACACCTAAATGTCATGTTTGGCGAGGTAGGAAGGCAAAAATACTCCGGAGGATTGTCAATTTTCCATAGTGTATAACATGCAATTATAATCTGAAGAAACGGAAGGATGAATAAAATACGGTTTCTCATTCGAAAATCGGGCGAACATTCATACCATCATAATAATCATCTCGATACTTTTTAAGAACATCACTAGGTGTTCCATAATATCCCATGTGCATATTTACACAGTCAAGATATCTAAGATTTAGTCTATCAGAATCTACAGTGTAATTATCACAGTAAAATAAAATTTCTTGAGGAACTTCTACTTGCCGATCACTGATCGGATCTTCAACAAAGAATGGAAAAGTCATTTAACGAATCGATTTTTCTTCAACCATTCTAGCGTAAGAGGAGTTGGTTTGTAAACCTCCCACATAGGTCCATTTGCACATGCATCCAATGCTTTGGCAGTCATTCCATCAGTCTTACCTGCCCATTTTGCTTCTGCTTCCCAAGGCCATGCAGACTCTGGATAATCATGTTCTACTATTTCACGCCAGAACCTAGGAACATCTTCTTCTGGCATGATAATAGCAATCATACTATTCTTAATGGTTCCTGCCATACAATCCTGAGCAGCGTGCCATCCTTCATGCCTCATAACGGTCATAAGAACCTCAGGACGCTTCATAAAGGCATCATTTAGATAGAAGTTATTTGTGACTGTATGATAGACACCACGGTGCCCAGGGGGAAAATACTTTTCTGGGGCTAGAAAAACCATAACTCCGATCTTATCAAGGGATAAGAGCATAGAGTCAAACTCTTTAGCAATATAACTATAATCAGAACTAGGATAATTATCCTGAATATCTGAGATAGATCTAATTCTTTGAACATTTTCGGTGCATTCTCTTAAGATCATGCAACCCATAGAATCCATTGTATAGAATTCTTTAACTTTAGATTCAGCAAAAACTGAATTTGATACAAATAATCCTACTGTTAACCCAAGAAGAGATAGAAAAATTTTTCCCATTTTTAAAAACCATTTACATTAATTGAATATGAATTATGCATAAACTAGTTTTTTACTATAATCATATGCATATTCTTCTCGGTATCCTTTAATTCCCCAACCCAACCAATAATAAGAAGGGACCATATACTGGGAAACTGTCCATCCACTTCCCTCAAACTCAGGAAGAACCTTTTGGAACTGTGACTCATTAATCATGTAACGAACTTGACCTTCCAGACTACTTGGATCGCAGTCATACTTCTTACAGAAAGATCCTAATCCCAAATATCTTCCCGTGCTTGTCCACTGTATAAGGCCATAACCACCGCTATAACAGCGATCGTAAGATACCCTAGCGCCTCCTTCACAAATGTTGGCATGGAAGTTGCTTTCTGATTTAATATTGCCAAGTATTGTAGCAAGAGCATTACGATCAGAAATATTGGTTCGCTTTTGAATTTCTGATAGAACGTATTTTTCATTTTCATTACATCCAGGACACTTCCATTCTTTCTCTTCCACATCAAGTTCAATGACTTTTTCAGAATCTACAAATCCAACAACTGGTTCCACTTTGAGTGATGGTGGATCTTGAATTTCAGAAATACTTGGATAAGCACAAGCTGCAAAAGGAACAAGAGAAATGAGTGAAAGTAATTTTTTAATCATTAATTTTAATAGAATTCTACATCTTAACTTTAATAAAAAAAGTTAAGCACAATATAAGGCATCATTTATTTAGTCAATTAATGTTTTGATCTGGAATCGATATGACTTCCAATTCTTCAGAAATAGGATTCAACCATTCATGAAATTCGCAATGAATAGCATGTGAATCTTCAATTGACTTTATAATATTATTCTGATCTTGAGACAAAAAATGAATTCGATCAATTGCCCAATCACATGTGTCGCGAATTACATCAGTCAAAGCAGTCATAGAAAGTGCCCATTTCCCGTAAGCATACCACCTAAAATGAAATATGGCAACAGGTCTTTAATAAATATTTTTAATGATAGATATTTTTTTATGGATTGGAAGTATAATGATGACGATTTTACAGAAGCTCCCAAAGGAATTGAAGGTTTTGTATATTTGATAACTAACTTAACCAATAATAGGAAATATATTGGTAAAAAATCTTTCTGGACAAGAAGAAAAGATAATAAAACTGGTAGAAGAAAAACTAAAGAAAGTGATTGGAAAAAATACTTTGGTTCTTGTGACGAATTAAATGAAGATGTAAAATTATTGGGAGAGGATAAGTTCTTAAGACAAATACTATATTTGTGTCCACATAAAAAATCCATGTCCTACTATGAGACCATGGAACAATTTAAAAGAGATGTTTTGATGACTGATGATTATTATAATACCAACATTGAGGGAAAGTTCTTTGTAAGTGAAAGATCAAGAATATATGAGTCTGTAATTAAGAATAATCAAATAATCTAATCTTTCTTTATTAATTCTAATATTGTATTTGGATTGTTATTACTGATTGGTATGTTTAACGATACTAATAATGTAGATCCAAATATCAATAATACAAGTAACTTTCCCATAATGTATTAGAAGCTATTATTTATCTTCAACGGGGACAAACCTAGTCTAAAGACTTTTTGACTATTTGTCAAGCCTTTGGAAGTTTTGGAAGTTTTGCTCCTGTTGGTCCTGGTTGACTACCTTTTGGATAAACTCTTTTTCCCTTTTCACCTGGAAGAACTGGACCACGCTCAACATTTTCAATAATATTCATAATCTGTTGACTATCCATCTCTAACATGATATAATTTGCTTCATGGATATCATCTGCGTGACCTTCATTCATTAAAAATTCTAGAACAATATCGTAGTAATCATATGACTCTCTTCTTTCCAGTCTTGGATCAAATCCTCCTCTAGCTCCAATTGGTCTATCTCTAATATCTCTTTTTTTCTTTACTGATGGAACTTCTTTTTTTTGTGTTTTTTCTGCAGATGGTGCTGGAGGTGGAGCAGTTGGCTCTTTCTTTGCAGCTGGTTCAGGATTTCTTACTTGCTGAATTTCTTTATATCCAGAAGATCCTGGTTTCACTTTTGCAGCTAATTCTGGGAAGTTTTTTGCCCATT